CAATGGTTAAATGGTCTGAAGTGCGTCCGGAGACAGCCTAAGGGCGTCTCTGTAGCGGTCTGCTAGTCCGATGTTTTCGAGCAAAAGCTCAAAGACAGCGGATTCGTAGACCGAGCGGTTGGACTCAGTCGCGTCGTACCAGCTCAAACCTCGTTCCGGAGCCTCCTCATTGGGGAGGCGCCACTCGATGCGAGCAGGTCCGATCGGTACGTCTACTCCTAACCCTGAGGGCCGGCTCCTACCTTCAGCGCGTAACTTAGCTAGTGAGCGACGAAAGTCGCTCGCGCGTAAGTGAATCGTGCGTCGGGTGGGGCCGGCCGACCAGGAAAGGACTTGACGGTAGACCGGCAACACTGTGCGCATGAACCTCAGATCCTCCTCAACCACCACCCAACCGGGTGTCGGTGAAGAGACCGAGGGATCGTACGTGAGTGGCAGGTCTACGAGTTCTCCTTCTTGCACGGCAAGATCCCTCCCTCCTTCCTGGAAACCGACAGCCATTCTCCAAGCTGGATCTAACTCACGTTGGATCGCTAGAGAAAAGGACCGTCCGGAATCCCGGACCTCGATAGCTCGACTTACGTCAAGCGGTCGGGGAGAGAGTGGGAAGCCGCCGTACTTGAGGGGGAACCCTCCGATCAGGCCTAACACCTCAGACGCGTACTTTGGCAACCACGCCACACGCCGTATCATGTAGTCCCGCAAGGGCCGCTCTAGACAAGGGTTCTGACTCAAAAGAGAGTCGATCCCCAAAATCTGTCGCAGCCCGAAGGAACGACACGAAACCAGCCGGTCCTCGAGGAAGTCCCTAGGTAGGTTGCGAGACGTGAACCCTTTGATAGGAATCGCCGCAAAGCGAATCCCTCGCCGGAGTTTACCGTCTTCGACATCCCACTCGTAGAGACGCTCTAAGAAGACCGCGCGGCGGACGGAGCCGGAGGAACACTCATAATGTTTCCCAAGGGAAGGAGATCCCCCGCAGTCCGTCACACACTGTGCGTACGAAGCAGCACCCACGACAGTTGTCGCGAGGAGCGCATCGTCACCGCAGATGGATGACCGGATTCGGGGCTTTCTTCGACCCGCAGCTTCAAGGGCAGCTGTCTTGGCTACATCCAACCAATAAAGGTGGATTAGCGACAGGATGCACCAGGAAGTGGGAAGACCCATGAGGATCCCCCGAGAGCTGACAACAGGAGCATCTTCCCCAGGGTATCGAAGCAACTGGGGCCCCGTGAGGAGCCGCAGAACGTCGATCTCTAAAGAAGAGAGGCGACCACTGTCAGCCAGCCCGTCCACCACAGCCTTAGCGAGGTCGAGAGGGATGAGATCCGTAGCTCTCGTGAGGTCAGTCGAGACAACAGTCTCGGAGCTGGCCCCTTCGAATAGCTTGAGGATCTCTTCATCCTCCGCCCCGACTATGGGTTGGTAGGCGCCTGGCGTGGACCGAAGTCCGCGCAGAAGGTGCTTTCGCACCGAATGGCCGAGAACTTGGCAATAGGCTGGTCCCACGTTGACCACCCGAGTCTTCAACCCTCTTTCTGTGATGCAAGCGATCTTGTGCTCTGGGACGAGGCCCTCCTTCATGCGCTTTAGGGCGTAAGAGAAGAGGCCGATGTCCTGAGCGACCTCGACCGCGACCGCGTCGGAGAGGTAGTGGGTGGGTGGCTCCTGTTCGGTGGACCGTTCAAGTAGGTAGGACAAAGTCCCTCCTTTCTTGGCGGTCCGCTCGAAGCAAGAGCTCCCAGAAGGCCAGGCCGGCGGCTCAAGGGTTACCTTGGGCTTGACCAGCTTGGACCTAGCCCACCGCGTCACGAACGCAGTGCAAGCAGAAAGATGGACGTCGTCTGTCACAAACTCCGAGGTGTAGTCAGACTTGTGTTGACGAAGCGCCTCCTCAGCAGCCGAAGGGCTACTGGGCGGTAATGCTCTCCCTAAGAAGCTCATCTGCGCATCGACGCGAGATCCGGATCCTAAGATCCATTTCGCACGTCGCGCAGTAGAGCGCCTCTTGAGGGAAAGAGCATCACCCGCGCGGGCATGCTTCATTTCCACGAGCTGATTGGCCTCAGCTTTGGAGACGGCCGACGCCGCCGCAGCTGCAAGGACAACACGTTCCAAGAACGGTACTCCCTTCCAGCCGTCATCGTTTGCGGTCCCCCCTGGAGAGTCCTCCAATGGAGAAGCTCTACCCAGAGCGGGTTTGCCGCGGCGCCTTCGCGAATCGCGCGCCCGAGGAATGCCTCTGCCAGAAACGGCAGGGGTTCTCTCGAGGCCACGTGTTCGCTGAGCGCCCGATGTCGAGGAAGAGGGGAGCCCGGTTTCCGGGTTCGTTCGTTCTAAGAAGGGAGCTGTCCCCCGGCCGCCGCCGTTTGCGGTCCCCCCCGGAGAGTCCTCCAATGGAGAAGCTCTGCCCGGAGCGGGTTTGCCGCGGCGCCTTCGCGAGTCGCGCGCTCGAGGAATGCCCTTGCCTTTATCGGCAAGGGGTCTCTC